CTTCCCACACGTTTTGATACGCTTCAAAATCTCTAGTGCGTAATGATTGTCTTTCTAAGTCTAATACTTCGGGGAACCAAGGATTGTCATTCCAATTAACTTTTTGCACTACAGCATTAGTAGGTGGGTCAATGACAAAGCGTTTGTATGTATAGTCAGAGGGTAACTCAGGGTTAAATGTTATCCATATCTCGCTGTCATTCTTACGTATTGTAGGGATAAGCACATCAAAAGAGGTTTGAGTAACATTGTTTGCCTCTTCTACCCAACAATAATCAATTCCTTCTATGGATTTTAGGCCATTAATATTGTTCTTGATACCTGCAAAGATAAACTCAGTACCATTTAAACCACGTATAGATGATTGAGTTACTTCGTAATGAGCTTCAATACCCATATCATAGATTTGATCTACTAACAGCTTATGTACGCTGTCTTTCATTGAAATCATAAATTCACGACAACACAATATGCGTAATGTGTCTTTTATGCCTAAACATAACAAAGCTCGTGCTACTGAATGAGATTTGCCTGCACCACGACCACCATATAAAACTCTATATCTACTTTTCTTAGGTTCAAACAGGCACTTTAGCTTAGATGGGAATTGTGGCCATACAAAGCCGTTACTATCCCTCGTTGTTTGCATGACCATCTACAAATACGATACCAATACCTTTAACTATCTCAGCACCATCTGGCCCACTAATCTCAGTAGCTTGAATAGCTTTGCCGTCTATACGATCAATCACTTCTCTTACTGCCCATGCTTCGCCATCTTCTGCTGCTTCAACTAACTTAGTAGCAATATTTCTCAGCTTTAACGCATCTTCTTGTATCAGCACTTTGCGTAACTGGTCATAGAATAGTCTGCCTTTTCTTGCATTATCATTACCAACAGGCGCACCACCCTTGTCAATAGTTGTTTCAACTTTTAACTCTTTGTTTTGATTATCGTTTTGTATCGTATCTGACATATTGATAAGTATTACTTATTCATCTACTGGTTCTGCTTCAATTACAGCATCAGGAGCAGCCATTTGAGCTGAAGCTTGAGGTAATGCTTGACCATGTAACTTAGCAATTAACTGAGCTACTTCAGCATAAGCACCAGTTGCTAAGTGTTTTAAGATTTGCTCTACTTCTGCGATTTCTAATTCTAATTTAATAGCCATTATTTTTTACCTTTCTTTGATGATTCTTTCTTTACTGAATATGCAATTGCAACTGCCTGCTTAGGTGGTTTGCCTGCTGCAATTTCAGTCTTAATGTTGGATTTAAACGCTTTATCGCTTTTAGATTTCTTTAAAGGCATCATAAACTCCTATTCATTAATAAAACATACATCTTGCCATGACATGACTAAATACTTAACACCATCTTCGGTGTAAGGGAAGTATTTAAGATATTCTTCACCTTTATCATCATTCATAGTGCCAAATCTGATTCTTGCACCTACTTCAATAGGCATGGCTTCTCTACGACCATTAGGAAGTTTTTTACCTGGGCCTACTGCTACAACTTCGCCCATGTTCTCTACTTCTTTGTTATCAACATAGATAACACTAGATAGCTCTCTAACATCAGGCTTGACCACGATTTTGTCGTGCATGGGTTTTATTTGCATTTGGCAGGCCTTCCACGCTTTTTAGGTGTTGGCTCAGTTTCACCAAAATTAACTACTAATTGGTTAATGATTGATTCGTACATGATGTTTTTTAACACGTACTCACCACACCAGTCGTTAGGTGATTTGTTCTTTGTTTCAGGATAGCGTTTACAACTGCCCATTTGATCCCCAAAAGAAAAAAATTTACAAGAATTGCAGTTGTTTGTATGATTCGGTTCAGCCACTCGTTTTCTCCGATTAAATGTAGTGGTTAGAGAGCCTACAAGTTTAAGCCTTGTAGTGTTCTCGTTTTAATTAAAAGTCTTTGCCGTAAGCAGAACGTGAATGGTTATAACAAGTGCCTTCTGTTTTACCTGTATTGAACTGTTTGTCAGCACCGATATTATCTTCTTTGCCTTCTGCTACACCACCAACAATTTTACCTTTGCGTTCGCCTGACATATCTGCCTTGCTTGCACCTTTAGGAACTACAACACCTTTTGCTGGAATGCCAGCCGTACTGTTTGGGTTTGCCATCTTATTTCCTTTTAGCTAAAAAGTCTGCAAAATGCAGTTCTTAGATTGTAGTTTAACTATTTTTTGTGTCAAGTGCTTTAATTTTCTGCTTATATATTACTTTTAATGCTTTTATATCTTCAATAGTATAACGCTTTGGCTCATGCTTGCCTTCTAAGTAATTGACTGCATCAATACCAATCTTGATTATAAGGTTAATTCTATATTCCACTATATTCCCAATGTTAATTCTTTAATAAATAAGATTTGATAATATCAATTTCTGAAATACCTTTTCTTTTAAAATGATAAAATGAAGAGATTGGTATTTGTGCATCTCTCATCCATTCTGTAGTTTTTTTAGAAATACCATTAATCGTAAATGATTTTACTTTTCTATTGTTATCTTTTAAAACTTCATCAGCAGCAAGTCCTAATCTAAACCTTTGTATTATTGTTGCATAAGTAATGCCTGTTACTTCAGACCATTCAGATATAGTTTTTTTGAATCCATTAAACTCTATAAAAACATTCCTAGAAGTATTATTAGATTGAATCTTATTATTTTCCCATCTGCAATTTTCTTTGCAATAATTTCCATCATTATCTATTCTTCCTAAAGAATGTAATTCATCTGGCCTATCACCCATATCTTTATAAAAATTTACAAACAATTTCCATTCATCACAAACTTTTATACCTCTACCGCCATATCTTTTATATTTTTCAACAAGTGGGTTATAACAACGAGTTAGCATTCTATTCCAAGTCATATATTCTATTGACTTACTTTTGCCATGAGTTTTCATTTATATTCTGCTCTCTATAATCTTAATTTTTTTCTTAAAAATTTTAATTAGTCTTATTAGATAGTCAATATCATATTTTCTAATATCATTTTTATCCATCAACCAATCAACTTTATATTGACCTATTTTTTTAATTAATCTAGGTAAATACTCTATGTGATTTGATGATAAATGATTATTACAAACAGAGCAACTCTTATTTATGTTCCACAAATTAAATCTTAATTGAGGAGCAGCACCAACACTTCTAAAATGTGATGCGTGCCATTGGCCATTCCATGATGCTGGCTTATTGCAACTAACGCAGCCTAAATCTTTATCTCTAAGCCTACAATATCTATTTACAATAGTTTGTGTTTCTTTTAGCCAGTCAGATTTAGTCTTTAGTTTAATCTTAGCTTCTTTAGTTTCCTTGCGTTCAGCCTTCTCTCTGACTGTTTTAGCATGATCCCATGCACAGTTTGGGGAACACACAGATTGTAATGGTCTAGTTGGTGTAAACTTTACTTTACATATTTTACAAGTCTTGTCTTTAATAGGCTTAGTTATCATCAAAGTAAAATTCCCCATGATGCTGTTTTGCAAAATAAATTCTTGCTTCTTTTGCAGCTTCTAAAGTATCAAATCTTCCAATATAAATTCTTACTTTATTAACATGAACAGAAACTCTAAATTTTTGTCTATCACTTTCATAATAAACTCCTCTACATTTAGCAATATTATCAGCCCTATAAGCGTTCATAGCATTTTGTGAAACTGTCGCTTCTCGTAAATTTGTAATTTGATTATTATGACCATTTCTATCTTTATGATCTAATATTCCAATTGGAAATTTTCCATTAACATAAAGCCAAGCTAACCTATGCGCTAAGTATTGTTTATTATTAATTCTTAATGTTGAATATTTTTTATCTTTATACCCTGCTTTTTTACCAACTCTGACACAGCGACAAGTTTTTTTAATCCAAGTAAAATCCCCTGTGAATTCGTCATAATGTAATAGTTCTTTTAATTCTGATTGTGTAATCATTTTATGTCCTCTAAGACGTTGATTTGAGTAATGTCAGTTATCTATTGTTAGAGCAACAGATACTTAGCAGCTCCCTGACTGACAATTAAATTGTATCATAAATCTTCAAAAAAGAAGCCGATATTTGTTCCCCATTCTTCTATCTTATCTTGGTACTCACCCATCTCTTTTGTGGATAACTTTGTTGTACTCTTAATTAATTCTACCGATTCACCACCAATTTCATCTTGGTAACGTAGGAACTTCCATCCCATAAGATCGTGTACCTTGTCCTGGTGTTCACCAATATACATACCCAAAGCATTATACAGCTTCCATAGCCTACTATTCTGCTCTATTGATCGTGATGTAGTTCTTATTTTAGCTGACACTACATAACCCAATGAAAGGTCTAAGGCTTCTAGTTTTGCAATTAAATAAGGTAAGTTACTTTTTGACAGGCTAAAGTTAGTAATCATATTGTTATTAGTTTAATTTTATCCACAGGCACGTTATAAAAGAACTCACCATTAGTAATATACTTATTGTTTATTTCAACCAATGGTGAAGCAAGGACTGTCTTATCTTTACATATAAAGCAGAATGAACCTTGTTTGTTAAAAGCTAATAGAACTGTGGGTAAGTCATTAGTCAGTAGTTTCTTCTTTCTACTAGGGATATGTAAAGTATTAAATGTAAATACACCATCCCAAGCTGGTCTGACTTCTACTTCAACATAACCGACCTTAACATTATTTCTCATAGCTATTAGATCAACTGCGTAGTCATTAGGATTATCTATTAACTCAATCCCATAGAGTTGTTTAAATAACTTATAAGCTCTTAATCTACCTATTTCATCATAATGCTCATGTAACTCAGTATTAAACTGTTTATTTAACATTGTTCAATTCAAGAGCTTTCTGTTTTGCTTCATGTGCTGTATTAAAGTAACCAAATGATTTGTTATGGTGGCTTAATCCAAACTTCTCACCATTAGGAGTTATGTACTTAGCTATTAAGAAGTCTTTACACTTAATACAGTAGTTGTCTAATTTAACCCACAACATTTAATGCTTCTTTAGCATATTGAACACTTTTATCAGGGAATTGATTAGGATTAGCTAATATCCTTTTAGCCCATGCTTTATAGTCAGTCTTAGATATTAAGCGATCAGCAACAAACTTAACCACGTTATCAGCATGACGTTTATTATCCTGTATAGCTAATGGTGAAGATATTTTAGCAAATATCGTAACCTTATGTGAGCATAGTTCTTTAATGTCATGTGGAGTTGGTGGTTTACTTGAACTATCAACCCATTGATTAAGTGCCTTCTTAACTACATCAAATTCATAATTAGATAACATTGTCCACCAAGCTAATATTGTTTCTTTAGTCAATGGTGGTTTGTTGGTTAATTCCATTGTTACATTTAGCATACCCCAAAACTGTTTTTTGTTTGAATCATCCATTTGTAATTACTCCCTGTTTAGGCTCTAACCATTCGTTAAATTCTTCATCAGATATAAATCCAAGACCTTTCATTTTCTTAACTGTTGCCCCTGTTTTAATATTTAAACTACTAGCCTCATCACGCATATTCACAATCATTTGCAATAAGTAATTAAACTTTTTAACTTTTGCCTCTTTAGCGCAATTACAAAACTCTTCATTAGTAGCCCCAGCTTCTAATAGTTTTAAAAAAGTAGGATTACTTGGATTAATGCCAGTAATGTTAAACATTTTTAAAGAAACACAAACTGCTGATACTTTTTGCTGTATGTTTGTCTTCTCTTCTATTCTATTCTCTTCTATTCTCTTCTCTTCTTGCATGACGTTATTTGATTTCGTCATGACGGCATCATGATTTAGTTTAATATTTTGTATTAAAACACGCATTTTTGGGTTACTTGTTGCAGAACTTTGCAATCTTTTTGCTACTTTCATGCAAGTAATTTTGCCATCACCATTTTCAAATAGTCCTAATGATACAAATCGTTTCATCATCTCTTCTACTTTTTGAGGTGTTGAACCAGTATTACGAGCTATTATTCTTGCATCATGCTTTACTTCAAAAGTTAAATTATCGGCAGAGGTTTTACCTACAATTAATTCTATACAATACCAATACAGGCCATAACCTTCAAGGCCATAATCTAATAGAACCTCTTGTAGCTTCTCATCAAGATTTGCATTTGAATCATGTCTAAACCATTCCATATTATTCTGCACTATTTTTAAAGTAAACGAATAAAGCCTCTACTACACTAAATCTTACATCACCATTATTCTTTAACTTTAATATCGTACTTCTAGTTAATTTTAAATGCTTAATAACACCAGCTACATTACACATAGGCTCATTAAGTTTTCTTACTACATACTCTTTGTTAGATTCCATAATTAATCTCCTTGATTTACATCATAAACCTATTTAATACAGAGTGCAAATAAATAAATGCAAAATAAATACTAAAATGCTTGCATTAGATTAAAAAGAGAGTAGAGTGTGAATTGTGGTACAGCAATTAACTTAATAACAGGAGATTTAAATGACTACATTCCCACTAACTGGCAACATTAACGATCCAGACTGGCCTGAAGAATTAAACCCAAAAGATATTCAAGATGTTGTTGAACAATTCTTAACTTTTAATGCACTTCCACTATCTTCATACATTGACGAAACAGAATTGTTATCTGACCAAGTACATAAAATCTTATTTGATGTAGAAGATGACAAGCTAGGCCGTATCAAAGATTTATATGATGCGGAAATTACTCGTGTTGCTAAATGGGCTGAGAAATATGAAAACACTATCCCTCATGCAACATGGCTTGTTACTCAAGCATTGGAGTGCTAATCATGGAACTACTAATTATTGGATTCTTTGCAGGTATTGTGACTGTAATTGTTTTAATTGATGCTTGGAGTAGATAACATGGCCAACGGAAATGAACAAATACTAGATGATATTGAGAATGAAGAAAATGCACAAATCAATCAAGAAGAATATGAGTTGTGGAGTTTGCAAGTTGAATTGAATCGTATAAACGCCTTTATGGAAACATTAGAGTTAGGGGATTTAAAATGATGTCAGATGAAGATATACAAGCTGAACTAAACAGCATGAGTGAAGAAGAAAGAGAAGCCAATGATGCTGAGTGTGAATTAGCATGGGCAGATATGTTGTCAATGTACGAAGCAGAAATGAAAGCATACAAGATTGAAATAGCTGACAAGTTTAGAGATTATCTTTACAACAATTACACAATAGGCAATGGCGATCAATTATTACAAGCTGAAGAAGATGGTATAGAAGATTTCTTACGTGAGAATGATTTACCGCCAGACATGGAGATAGAGTTATGAATGTATATAAAAAATTAAATGCTGCACGAACTACGTTACAGGGTTGGGATTTAACTAAATCTGGCCATAACAAGTTTGCAGGTTACAAGTATTTTGAGCTTGGTGACTTCTTACCAGCGATCAATACAATCTTTGATGCAGTCGGATTATGCGGTGTAGTGAGTTTTACTGCTGACTTGGCTACATTGACTATTGCAGATATAGAAGATGGCTCACAGGTCGTTATTACAAGCCCTATGGGTAGTGCTGCACTCAAAGGTTGCCATGAAGTTCAAAATATTGGTGCGGTAGAAACTTATCAGCGCAGATACTTATGGGTAACAGCGATGGAAATTGTAGAACATGATGCTTTAGATGCAACTAATGGTAAAGAAGCACCAGAAGGTCGTGCTAAGGCAGCATTAAAACCAATTCCAACTAGCCCTACTTTAGCTTTAGCAATGCCTAGCTTTGACACATTGCCAGCTGAAGAACAAGAGTTCATTCTTAACATAGCAATGGAGATTACAGCAGCCATCACTGATGAAGATATGACTGAAGCACACAGGTTAGCCAGTAGCTTAGACAATGACGAAAAACTAGCCCTATGGTCAAGACTTGATAGCAAACAAAGATCAGCACTTAAACGCTATTCTGAATCATTGAAAGGTTAATCATGTTAATACATAGCTTATACGGCCTGTCAGCACCACCATCTAAATTAGTTGAGATTAGAGAAAAAAAAATAGCTAAACTTAAAAAAGAGATGGGTAATAAATATTTACTAGCAATTAACTATATAAAAAAGGAAATAAAATGAATAATTTAAGCGCAACTGGTGGTATTGGTAAAGACGCTGAATTACGTTATACACCTAGTGGTGATGCTATCTGCTCTTTTGGCTTCGCATTAACAAGTGGATTCGGTGATAAGCAAATTACATCTTGGCTCAATGCCAACTTGTGGGGTAAACGTGCCGAAACTTTAGCACCTATGCTTTTAAAGGGTACTAAGGTTGGTATTGTAGGTGAACTAACTAACCGACCTTACAAAGATAAGAATGGTAATGAGAAGTTTTCATTGGAAGTACGTGTAAGCGATTTAACGCTGTTAGGAAGCAAAGCTGATACAAGCACATCACCTAATGAATATAACGTGCCTAAGACGCTTAAAACAGCTTCTATGAGTACACCTGTAGAAGATATAGACAGCAATTTGCCATTTTAAACAGTTATGGTGAAAGCGGATGCCGTAAGGTGCAGCGAGTAGCCTTTTTTTAAGGATTAATTATAGGAGTAAATAAATGTTGGCTAGTTTAGTTAATCAGTATTTAAGCATTAAAACTAGAGAAGAACTTAGGGCTAGAGATCCAGTTTGCCCTAGGTGTGAATCACGACCTAGACACCGTACAGCGATTGATGAAAGATTAACCAGTTACTGTACACCTTGCCACCAAGCTATAAAAAAAGAGATGTATCAAGAAAGGATAAAAAATGACTAAAGATGAAGCATTAAAGATGGCGATTGAAGCGTTGATAAATTCTTTAACAATCCAAGATGTTGCAATCAACGCTTGCCAAGACGCATTAGAGCAACCTAAAGAGAAGAAGTATTTGTATGTGTATAAAGGGCAGGGGTATCAATATAATTTGTCTAGTGAAAAATATGCAACAGGTTCAGCATATATGGGAGCATACATAGGAAAGATTGAGGTGCAAGATGACTAAAGATGAAGCATTGTTGATGGCGATAAATACATTATGTAATTGTGGATTGCAAATTGGTGGACACGCATTAATATCACCTTACATTCATGAAACTGTATACGCCTGTAAAGAAGCACTAGAACAACCAACTGAACAACCAACTAGATTAGAAGTAATTGATGCTGATGGAAGAACCTATACCAACTGGAAAGTTAAAGAGTTGCAATTCAGTTATCAGGACAATGGAAAGACTTTAAAGATATTTGTTACGGAGGTACAAGATGACTAACTTTTGGAAGAATTTTTGGTTTGGTTTTAATCCTAAAAATTGGGTAGAAGTCTGGAAACAGAATTGGAAGAATATCAAGGAAACAAAATGACACAACATAAATGGGCAAAAGAAATTCATGCGTGGGCTGATGGGGCTGAGATTGAGCAATCACTTGAAAATGCATCAGGCTGGACTGGTTGGCATAATGTAGTTACCCCTACATTTTATACAAGCGGTGCAGAGTTCCGCATTAAACCACAACCAAAAGAGCCACAGTATATGTATGTGTATAGATGTACAGCAGATAGCGAATTTCGATTACATGAAGATGGAAATATGGAAGGCTCTCGTTGGAAACTTAAAGGCAAAATTAAATTGGAGGTGGATGATGAGAAAAGCTGAATTGCTTGAAAAACTCAACAAACTTCAAAAGCAACTTGACAATGTAACAAATGTTGTGGATTTAATGGCAAGAATCGAACATGCGAGACAAGATAAAATAAAAGAGAAAAAGTATTTGTATGTATATGCTGATGGTGACTTCTTTATACATAGCCAATCACCCATTGGTGCACCTGCACATTGGCAGTATTTTGGAAAAATTAAACTAGAGGTGCAAGATGACTAAAGATGAAGCATTAAAGATGGCGATTGATGGTTTAGAAATTCATCAACAAGATATTCTTGATGCCTGTAAAGAAGCACTAGCGGAACAACCAACACAAGAGCCTTATGCTTGGGTTATGGTAAATAGAAACCCTGACCATCAGGATATTTACTTCTTACCTACTAAGCCAACTAGAGAGCAAAAGATTAGCCATCAACCATATGAACTCTACACCCACCCAAAACAATGGCATGGGTTGAGTGATGATGAGATATGGGATATAGCTAACTTTTTAGGTAAGAATAAAGAATGGGATTATCCAGTTATGTTTGCTAAGACTATTGAGAAGGCATTAAAGGAGAAGAACGATGAATAAACATAATCTAATTACAGGCGATCTAATGCAGACTAAGCCTAGCAAAACATATGCAGATAACTTTGATGCTATCTTTCGTAAGCCTGAAAAAGAAGTAGTTGTTGATGATGAAGATGTATTAAAACAGGAGAATGGTGATGCCATGCAACCATAAAGATTTAAATGCTGAAATATTACGCAATCGTATGCCTTTAACTGAAGCTGAAATTACAGAAATATGGATGACCATAGCCATGGTACATGGTGGTACAGCCGTAGAGTTTGTTAGAGAAGTTGAGAAACGACATAACATTGGAGCATAAAAATGACACATTTTTTATTAATTGTTATTATTGTTATTTTAATAGTAAATAGGAGCTAATCATGGCTAAGAATAAAACAAAGTTAAGTGTACTGGTACCTGCAATAAAGGAAAAAGATGGAAAAGTTATAGTAGCTCCAAGTAAAGCGTGGAGTCACCAAGAGCTTAAAAAGCGAGAAGGCAAAGCAGCTAAACACGCTAAACATGAATTTGAATTATCTAATCTTAAAATTGTTAATCGTAAAGAAGCTGCTAAAGTTGCTGAGAAAGCTAAAGAAGTGCCTAAGTCAGTAGGCAAACGTTTACACAGTCATGATTTGAGAAATGCTGCTGGCATTAAGAAAGTGAAAATGCCAAAATGATGCTAACAGACGAAGAAATGGCAGAGCTACGAGAGTTATTACAGTTGCCTAAAAAATGAGTGATGCTAACGAGCTTCAGCACTTAATAGAAGATTGCTGGAGCGTTGGTATTACTTTTCCTGAAGTGCTTGATGAAGATGACTATGCTGTACTGTTTGCGATTGCAAAGTTACTTCTATTACACCGTAAACGATTAACTAAACAACAAGAATCAGAAAGTGTAATAGAGCTACGATAATATAAACTTTATAGCATTATTTTTAACTTGCTCAATTCTATTAAGCCAACCTTGTAAAAATACTTGCTGTGATGGTTTAACAATAACTAAATTTTTATAAAAAGCTTCTTTTTGATCGCTAAATGTTCTAATTAAGTCAGATATATCATGTTTATTAACTAAAGCTAATGTAATTGAACCTAAATTACCATCAACATCTGCGCCTACAGATTTTTGTAATGTTTTAATAGCTCTGCCAACACCAGTATTACAACTTGCATCTAACATTAAATAATCTATACCATTTGGTAATTCAGAGCATCTACAAGCGTTCCAATAGCTCTTAAAATAAATAGTTGATACATCAGCATCAGAAATGCTTTTTAAATCGTTCGCTGTTAGGTGACTATTCTTCTTAAACAATCTATATGTGTTTAATGTGATGCCTTTCATTGTAGCACCACCACTATCTGCTTTATTATCTACAAAACCGCCCTCACTAGCTAAAACGTACTGTAATGACTTTTGAAAGTTATTCAGCATCTACTTTAACCTGTTCGGCTGCCCATTCTTGAGCATTATCAAGTTGTATTGTAGTTGCTAAACAATCATTAGCTAGTTTTTCGTAGTCGGCACGAGATACTGCGTTGGCGGTGTTGTCGTTAGACTGAGTGGGAGTGTCGGGAATGGTGGACATTTTGCTATCACAGGCTTCTGTGTTTGGCTTGAACACCCCGTAAGAAGTTCTAGGCACAATATGATGGCTATAATAATTAGCGTTATTACTAATATCTTGTTTAAGTTTTGTATCGTCATTTTCAGTTACCTTTTGTGCGTTAATAACTTGAGTTGCAGTTTTATTATCAGCAATTGCTACAGCTTGAGCATCTACTACTTGTTGTTGATTCCATTCTGCTTGTATTTTAGCTTTACCAGATTCATAACCTTTGTAATAAGTAACAGGCAAAACAACGATAAACGCTGCAATTACCATCAGTTGCTTCCAGTATGAAAGTAAAAATATCATATTGGAGTGTCGGGCTTTAACTTCATACCGCCCCCTGAGCCAGCCATTAATGAACCAAATCCAATGCCAAAAGATTGCGGGTCAAATGTTTTATTCATATAGATGTGTATTAATGTTGAAACCATAAAAGTAAACGCACCCAACCCAGTTAGAATTTTTACAATGCACCAAGTGTGATTATCAGGTTCAGTAAATAGATTCTTAATGAAGTTCATTTTAAACCTAACTTTCTATTGGCAATTTTGTTATTCCATAAAAGTGAATCTGCAACAACATCAGGATTAAGGCTTTTAAAGTTACCTAAATGTCCAAAAGCTAAATGACAATTAATGCCATTATGATCTGATTCGCAAAGAATAATTAAATTATTAGGATCAAGTTCTAACATAGGTTCTAAATGAAATGGAACTTTATGATGTACTTCAAGTTTAGTTGTACCATTACATAAAGCACATTTAGGATTATTACCTAAAAATTGTTTTCTAACTTTAGACCATTGATTAGATCGTTTAGTAGATAAAGGGTGCTTACCTTGAATAACGCCAATTAAATGATTGATAATAGTCATTACTTATCAACTTTTTTATCTATTTTATCAAAAATCTTTTCTAGCATAGCTTTAACATCTCGCATATCTTCACGATAATCAATTCGTGGTACAAATTCACGTACTACTTCTTCACGAAGTTTAGACAAATCTCTTTTTAATTCTGCTACTGCATACCATAAAACTCTGGCAAACCAGCCTATGACTGACATTACAGCACCTAAAATAATATCAATTAATAATTGGTTATCCATTATGCGGCCATTATATAAGCTAAAGCGTAGTAAAGAGGATTGTTAGCACCAGTACCTGCGATACCTGCTGCTACGTTGGTTGTTGCTACTGTAATGCCTGTTACGGCTGTTGCTGTACTCCAAGGGCCAATACCTGTAGTAGTCCATGCTTGCCCAGAAGTTCCAACATAACCTGTATATGCCCCAGCACCACCTGATAGCGTTTGCACATGGCTATGACCTGGATCTGTTACTACTGAAGTTGCAGTATGTGTATGACTTACTACAATTGCATCAGCACTACCGCCTGTTTGCGCTACTGAATAAGAACTACCTGCACCTACAATAAAACGATCTCGTAAATCAGGTGTGCCATTAGATCCATTACATAAGTAAAAGCCACTAGGTATTGAACCAATTGCACCTGACCATAATAAAATCATACCCGTGGTAAATGCTGAAGAAGTAGCAGGTACAGTACCTAATATTCCATAAATATTATCGTAACTTGCTATAAGATTGCTATTAGCATCTTCAAGCACAAATTTATAAAAGTAACCATAAGTTAACCACATTTCGCTAGGCAATCTACCATCTGTACCTAATACAATAGGGTTAGTATTAGCTATTGTGCCATTAATAGTCGTATAAGTCGTTAGAGGTGTACTAGACCCTGCTTGATAGGTGTAAAGTAACCCACCAGCGAGAGGTAGACCAGTATTGGTTAGGAAGTTAATTCCATTACCTATGGGGGATAAATTTACACTCATATTATTTTCCTATATCACTAAGTAGCGCACCAGCGGTTGCGCCTAATCGTCTTTTAGATAACGCTTGTCTTTCTGCTTCTGCTGCTGCTAATGCTTTTGCTTCTTTATTACTTTGATACATATTTTTTATAAGTGTACCGCCTATGCCATAAGTTTTTAGATTAACGCTACCTTCTAAACCCTTTGCAGCAGCAGCAGTAATAAAATCTTTAGTAGCTCCTAATGCACCTCTTTTTCTAACTGACTCAGTATTACTTGTGTTAGCAAAGCCAGCACCACCTCTAATATGTTCTGACTTTCTAGCAACTTCACCTAAATCTCTAATATCATTAGCGAGTTGTTGTCCATGTATTGTATCTAGCTTTGAACCTAATTCTTTTTGTATTTGAGCATTTAAAGTTTTTTGACTTACATTACCTTGATTATTAATAACTCCTGATTTTTGTTTTAAATCTTGAATTACTGCTGCTTGTAATGCTTGATGCTCTACAGAACCTTGCCCTAATTGGTCTACTAATCTTTGCACATTGACTTGAGAAACACCTTTACCAGTTACATTCTTGTCTAAAAATGTCGCAGAAGCTGGGTGTGGTAATGTCAATGCTTCTTCTGGTGTTCTTGTATCACTAATAGCTACTTTATATGCAGGATTGCTATCAATCAAATTTTTTCTATCAGCTACAGCTTTTCTAGCTTCATCAAATAAAGGCTTATATTGTGCAAACTCACCTTTTAATGGTACATTTTCTAATTGTTGTCTAATAATTGAAGCTGCTTTTGCTTGTAAAGGTTTTGATGTCCTTGCAATTAAAGCAGTATCAGTTCTAAAATTTTCATATTCTTCAGGTGTTAAATATCCTTTAGAAAGAGCATCATTTAAATCTGCTTTTAATTCTTCAGGTACATATCTAGTTCTCTGAGCTTTCTTTAGTGCAGCATCAATATTATCTTTTAATGCACCAACATCAATAGGACTTTCACCAGTTCCTAAAACTTCATTAGCTCGTTGATATTTATTTGTTATGTCTAATACTCTAGCATCATCATCATTTTTTAATTTAGTTAATATTTGATCAGCTAATTTTACTGGGTTTTTTTCGTAAATATCTGGTGCTGCTGATTCAGTAAGTTTGTCAAAAGCCTCTATTAATTTAGGGTTTCTTTCTTCAAACCTATGCTGTAACTCAGGGTCAATAGTACGATCATTCCATTCATCAGACATTTTAGAAATATCTTGTAATGCTTCACCTTCAGTAGGTTGCATATCAAACTTATCAAATTGCTTACGTGTATTTAAAGAATCTAAATTTATATTTGATGGAGCTTCATTTGTAAATGCTGATTGAACTCTAGGTGATGCTGATGATAATGCTTCATTAATTGCAGCTTCATGTGATGTAGCAGCAGCACCAGCACTAGCAACACCACCAATAGTAGGTTCTATTTTAGGTGTTGGTGTTTTCTTAGATACAAATTGATCTTGTAAAGTTTTAGCTACACCAGCAGTAGCTTCTCTTTCAGCACCTAAAGCACCTAATTCACCAGGTAATGTAGGAGGTAATGTAGACAAAACATCACTAATAGCAGATACAGCTTGTTTACCACCTTCAGATTTAGGTTGTAAAGTACCTGCTTGAACACCTTTTAAAAATGCTTGTTCAAATTTATTATATGGTTCATTTGGATTTTGTGCTTGCCATGCTTTACGTTCTGCATCAATGTATTGTTTAGAAGCAGGGGTAAGCGTTGAAATAATCCCACTTAACAATCCTGTAGTTGCCCCAGTAGCTAAAGTTAATCCTGCTTCTACTGCTGGAGTAACATATTTTTGTTCAATATCACCTGCATTAGTAGTATTAACAGCGTTAATTGCTTTTTGATAATCAGGAACAACTGTAGGTGTAGGTGCTACATTATTTTTACCAACATTAATATTTTGTAATGTCATTTTATAGTTTGGTAAATTTGATGTTTGTTGTGCTGTAGATTGAACATTAGCTGCTGTAGGAGTAGTTATAACATCAGTAGGTATATCAGCATCAGGGTTAAATACTTTAACAGGCTTAGGTGGTGGTACATTTTTACCTTCATTTAAAGCACCTTGTACCGCTAAATCTATACTACCACCTGATAAATTGTTTAAAGGATCATTAGATGATGCTTGTTGTACTTGTGGTTGTTGTTTGCCTAAATCAACACCACTTAATACTTTAGATAAATATGCTGTAGGGTCAGCTTTTTTAAAACCACCATATTGCATCATGGCTTTTGTATAATCACCACCATTTTGTTTAACATATTGTTGTATTTGATAATCAGCAGCAGCACGAGCTTCTTTATCTTTAAAAACATTAAATACAGCACCATTTTTATTTAAATCTGCAACATTTTCAGGCAAAAATTGATAACCACCTAAAGCTTTAGATTCTTTATTAACAGCATATGGATTACCAGAACTTTCTGTTTGATTAAGATTGTCTAATAATTTAGCAGGTGTTCCATAAGTTTTATTAACATCAAAGTCAGAATATTTAGGTGTAGTTGATTGAACTGCTTTTTTAGGACTATATCCTAAAGCACTATTAACCTGACTATCAACATTATCAGCACCTAAATTCTGTAGATCATCCATTTTATTGACCTTGTATTAATTGTTTCATTTTTGCCATACGAGCAGTTAAATCTTTATAACCTTGAGATTTAGGGCCACCTACACTTTTAACAACATCTCTAATAGCAGCGTTATCATGATTATTAAGCGCATCATACAGTCTTAATGAATTAACATCAGCAGTTTTCGACCATTCATTTTGAAAATCACGAGCAGCAAATGGACTACCTGTTCTTTGTATTGAATTTTCAATTCCACGATTAAATAAATCAACCCCACTAGATAAAGCTCTATTAGTTCTAGCTACAGATTTTAAACTTTCTTTAGTAAAGTTAGTACTGCCTGAAGCCTGCGCTTGTAAATCTCTCCCTGAATCAGTACCTAATCCAGCCTGTTGTGCTAATTGTATTGAAGTTGAAGCAATATAATGACCTAACTTATCAAAGTTAGCAGCATTATCAGAAGTCCAAGGTATGCCAGCAAAGCCCCCACCAAGATTTTTTAATATACTTGCACCAACACCTGTATTAGTTTCATCCGCTAATTTAATAATTTGATTAGCATTATCTTGTTGTACTCTTACTGTTCCAGCATTGAAATTAGATTTATTACGTAAGTCAGTAACATACTTCATTGTATCTGGTGTTTCACCAGGTGGAATAGCCATTGTTGGTTGATTCCCTGTTGTAGGTGCGCCTGGTACTTGAGGCGTTCCAACTCCCCCTTGTGGTGTATTAGGAATAAATACTTTATTACCATAAACATCAGTAGAGTAAGTCCCTAAAGTACTTTTTGGATTAACATCAGTATTGCCAGCACCAAGCGTTCCCATTTCTCCAGTAGCAGGATTAACTCCTGTTGCTTGACCATAAATATTAGAACTTGCTTGTGGTGTAATAAGATTTTGTTGTGTAGATGCTGCTTGTGAAGCAGTAACGCCATTTTTAATTCCTTGATATGCTTGTTTAGGATTAGTTTTTGCCATTTCAATTAATTGATCTGCTGAACTTAAAACATCATCAGGAAGCCCTAAAACATTTTTAGCATAATCTTTTGCACCTTTAATTTTTTCAACCATAGCATTACTATTGCCTTGAACAAAATCAGGATCAGTTACAAAACTACCCATAAGACTTCTACCAACATTGGAATAATGTTGCTTAAGATCAACTCCTGCTTTGTCAGCTTCTATTTGCAATTTAGTAGCAGTTGATTTTGCTTCTGATATTCTAGGTTCTGCTGTTTGCTCTGATACATTAGTTTCAGCTTCTTGTTGCCTAGCAGCTAATGGATTAATAATATTAGCTTGTTGATAGGCTTGTGCGCCACGAGCAAGTCCCATAATATCGCCTAGCGACATTTGAGCTGGTGGTTTTAAGTTGCCATATATGCTTGAGTCTAAGCCTGCCATGATTATATCCTTAACTTGTAAACATACTTACGCCTGAGCTACCTGGTACAGAACTATATCCACCAGAAAGACTAGCATTATTAGTAACAGCATTAGCTTGATTACCTAATATTCCATATAACGCTGCTGTATTGCCTGCATTACCTAAAGCACCACTATACGCATTTGCTGCCCCAATAGTACCTGCTGCTTGAGCATTACCAATACCTTGAGTAATATTAGATATTTGAGTACCTACACCTAGTTGAGCATTAGCTGAACCTGTTACTGCATTTTGCCCAATACCTGCTAATCCTGCATTTTGATTATATATATTAGTTCTTTGTGTTTGATAGTTGTTAAATGCGTTTTGATAAGCGTTGCCTGCATAATTTTGTGTAAATGCTTGTAAACCTTGCATGGCATTACCACCAACTAATCCACCAGTAGCATTAGCTTGAGCTAAATTACCTTGCTGACCTTGCCCTAACTGAAACGCATAATTAGGTGCCATGTTTGCATTTAAATCTTGATTATTAAATTGATTAGTTAAGTAGCCAGAATTAGCCATTTGATTAAGATTATTTAATCCTAATTGACCAGTTTGTTGGTATGGTGTGTACATACCTGAAACATTTTGACCTATGCCTAATAATTGTTGTTGCGCTGCCGCACCTGCTTGAGCTTGTGTATTAGCAGCATCTTGAGCAGCATTACCACTAATAGCCCCACTAATCAAACTACCACCTACACTTAAAGCAGCCGATACTGGATCGTTATAGCCTGGGTGTGGACATACTCTATTAAATTTATTATTAAACATAATGGCACCTATCACATTTCATATATATATTACTTTGATCTTCATTTATTACAACAAAACCAAAGCGTTTGCAAAAGTTTAATCCTTTTTTATTACCTTTAGTAACGACTGTTACTGCATAACCATACTTTTCTATTACTTTGCCTATTGTTTCTTTAATATGTTTTCTAATACTAAATTTAGGTACACCATCAAAACTAACATGAAGCTCGTTATCTTTTATCATTACTACACCATATAACTTGCCGTCATGCTCTAACTCTACAAAGTTCCAATCTTTTAATGCTTCAGCAAATTGCTCTAATGTTAAATCTACTCTATCTTTAACAGAATTATAAATTAAAATAATAGCTCTATTAATCATTGATTATAGTACGGCACCTTATAAGGTTTACCTGCTACTGATATATTAATAAAACCTACAGGCTTTGCAGGTAGATTAGTTGTACCTGTTGTTGCTGTAGGTGCGCTAGTAAAGTTTAACAAGTTAAGAAAAAACTGTTGCCATGCACGAGAAGGCCTTTTAGTCTGAGCATCTAAAAATTCAGTTTGAGGGTAAGGATTAGTCTGACTGGTGCCATATATTCCATTAGCCATAATTAACTCTCACCTTCTGAAGCCTTAAGATTAGCTGAAATAATAACAGCCTTAATAGGGTCTGTTACAACTACTTCAAATACTCTATCTCGTGCCATACCTAATCTGCGCCATATAGCTCTGTTTTTATAACGACCTATTTTACCAATAGTTGTCCAATGTTCATTTGACCATGTACTACCGCCATCATTTGACCATCTTAACATAGCTTGAGGATCAGAGCCTGGATCTACAATATTACCAACACCAGGTTGAAACTGTATTTGTAATTCATCAAAGTATTGTCTTTGTAAATCTGTAACTAAATGAGGGCATCTTCTTAATCGTCTAATTTCTACACCATCATCTGTATATGTATCAGGATCAAGTTTATAAATATGCCCATCTGCATAATCACCTACTACAACTAATCCTTGAAATACCGCACTACAACAACCTGTGTACATATCGTATTGACCAGTTAATGGATCAGTTGCTAACCATTTATGCCACATACCTGTTGTAATATCATATACCCAAGTCAAATTAATAGTAGGAAAACTTACAACATAACACTCATGTCCTTCTAATTGATATGTCCAAGCTATTGCATCACCTACATATTGATTAACTAAAGTATTTTCTACAGCATGAGTAGATATGCGTTGTGGTATATAACCATTCATTTGCATAATTTCAGATTGCCCACGTTGATTTCTTGAAACATAAGCAAAAGAATTGCCTAAACGTGATACTGAAGATTTTGCAGCAATTCCATGTTGTGTTGATGTGCCAGGTATGCGTTGAAAAGCAAAAGGGAATGTACCTACATCTACCCATACTTCTGAAGAAGTTTCACCTAATAAATAAACTTCTCTATGATCGACAATTAATGTAACAAGATTATCAGGTGCGCCATCTTTAGATGAAAAACTTAAAGGCTGACTAATAGGAGATAAAGGATTAGTTGCACCCCATTGTTGAGTGTTAGGTTTATTATAAATAAAGTAATTATCTACAATATCTACTGAAGTAGCTCCACTAAATGCACCATCAGAATTAGGCAATACGCTAAAATTAAGCGCATATAATGTTTCTGATGCTACTGTTTGTGAAGCACTAACAACATAATTACCTGTACCGCCTGAACCTGTACCAAAAGTAAGCGTTAATGTTAAGTTTATTCCTGCACCACTACATGATGTAGAAACAGGATTAGTAGGTAATGAAGTATAAGCACCTGCGTTAGTTTGAGTTAAACCTGTTACTACACCTGCTGATACTGTACTTACAATATAAGTTGCTGGCGTTGTACCATATACACCACCTAAAACTGTAATTACATCATTTACGTTATAACCTGTACCACCAGCAGTAATTGTTTGACTTAGAACAGTACCGCTCCCTAATGTGGTAATAATCGTGCCAGAAGTTACACCTATACCTTGTATTGTTTGACCTGGATATAATGTTCCTGTTACTGATGTAACAGTTAAAGTTGTACCTGATATTGATCCAGTTAATGTTGCAGCTACAGCAGCACTATTCATTATTTCTGAAGTTTCAGTTTGTGAAATATTAACTGTATAAGTACCTGG